TTTTGCCGTGCACTCAGGTTTGGACAAATAAAATTAACCGAACAGCCGATTGTTTTTTATTTTGAAAGGCTCAGCAATGTTTCTAAAATACTGTAAAAATCCTGATTGTAATAAAATGTTTATAGCTAAAGTTAATCAAACACAGCGATGCTATGCTTGTGCTAGGATGCATAGGAAGTCATTACAGGCAGCTTGGAAAGAAGGGCACCGTGAGCATATCCGGGAGTATAACAACCGCTGGACGGCGGCACAGTGTCACGCAAAAGCGAAAATGAAAGTGATTAGAAGGGAACGACTGCGGGGAATTTCTGAAATTGATACTCTTAGAGCACAAAACAAAGAATTGATTGAAATAAGCGAAGAAATATTAACCTATACACCGTTAAGTGAATATGTAATAAATTTTAAAAAATTACGAGAACGGATTGATGAAATAAAAAACAATCCCGCAAAAAATGGTTTAGGAGCGGGCGCACGGCTTCCGAGGCCAATGGTCACCGCTACCAACTAGATCATACGGCTCTGCGGGATATTTTAAAAAGGAGAAAAGAATGAATAAAACGAAACTTGACTGGCCAGGATTAGACTACACCTGGAACCCGCAAGTTGGTTGCGAAAGGAACTGTGAATACTGTGTTGTACGAAAACGGGTATGGCCTCGAATCAGACACCTATATGGCAACAACGATTATAATAAGGTTACGTTTTTGCCAGATCAATTGAGTAAGCCGAAAAAGATTAAAAAGCCGTCAACGTTTTTTGTGGATTTTTATAGCGATATTGAGTATTCTACAAGAGAGAACCTGCAAAAAACAATTGATGTGTGCCTGGAGTGTGAGCGACATACGTTTATGTTTTTAACAAAAAATTATACGGTTTACAACGGGTATTCGTGGCCTAAAAATACAATGCAGGGTGTAACAATGGAATGTGATAGACATATACTTCCACAAAAACAAGTGGTTGATACTTTTTTGAGATCAAAATATAGGAGGCATTTTTTTTCACTTGAACCATTGTTAGGTACATTAAAAACAGAAATAGACAATAGTGTGGAGTTGGTAATAGTCGGTGCAATGACCGGCGCTGGGGCGATCATACCGAAAAAGGAATGGATACAGAGTGTACGGGATAACGTCCCGGAGAATAAAATATATTTTAAAAAAAACATACGGAGGTATTTATGAAAGGTGTTTCGGGAGTCGCAGGAAAAATAAAAATTGAAATAGATCAAAATTATAATTGTATTCCTGTCTCTGAGATCAGCATGGTTTTGGAGGAGCCGAACTATTTATTTCAGAAGGATGATCAGGGGAAATTAAAAAATTCTGAAGTAATTAGTTTCAGTATCGAAAAATACGGTCTCGACAGTCTAGTAAATTTTTTCTTAAAATTGCAGGCGAAATTAAATTCTTTGGAGGGCTTGGCTAAAGCAATGGAAAAGCCATTAGCGGCAGCAATGTGGAAAGACTTAAATCAGACAGAGGCGGAGAAAGAACAGGTAAAAGAAAAGGCAAAGGAATGAACCGGGCACAGATATTCCCTGCGATAATGATAGTCATGAACCTGGGCGCCGCGGTGATGTGTGCCAGTTGCGGGGAATTGAGGCGGATTAAAAAGCAGGAGAGACTTGATCTATGATAGAGCAGAACACCATAACGTGCGGAGACTGCCTGGCGGTGCTTAAGACAATGCCGGATTGCTCGGCGCAGTGCTGCGTGACTTCCCCCCCATATTGGGGATTGCGTGATTATGGCATTGCCGGGCAATTCGGCCTTGAAAAAACGCCAGAAGATTACGTTCAAAAAATGGTAGCCGTGTTCCGGGAAGTGTGGCGGGTGCTGCGGGATGACGGAACGCTGTGGATGAACCTTGGGGATGCTTACTGGTCAAGTTCTAATAGGGGTAGTAGTGGTGTAAATGAGTGGAGCCAAGCCAAAAGGTCAGAAGGTCAATGGATGACTCAAAAGGTTGAAACCGAACTTCCGCTAAAACCAAAAGACCTGTGCGGCATCCCTTGGCGTGTGGCCTTCGCCCTGCAAGCGGACGGCTGGTATCTGCGGCAGGACATCATCTGGCACAAGCCAAACCCGATGCCGGAATCAGTCACCGACCGCTGCACCAAAAGTCATGAGTATATATTCCTGATGGCAAAGAGCCAGAAGTATTATTATGACTTAGAGGCGGTGAAAGAACCATACGCAGAGGCTTCTCTTGAAAGATATAAATATCCAACTGCCAAGCACGCAATAGATGAAGCTGGTGGTAGTTTTGGTAAAGGAATAAGAGGAAATCCAGATAGAGGGAAAATAGTAAATCAAAGCCCGACTGGACGCAACCGTCGTTCTGTATGGACTGTCAGCACAAAGCCATACAGTGAAGCGCATTTCGCAACCTTTCCACAGAAATTAATTAAGCCCTGTATTCTGGCAGGGTGTCCAGAGGGCGGGATAGTCCTTGATCCATTCATGGGATCAGGCACGACGGCGCTTGCAGCAAGAAACTTAAACCGAAAATATATTGGAATCGAATTGAACCAGAAGTATATAAAATTAGCTGAAAAGCGGCTGGCGCAGGAGCGTCTTGAGATATGATAGTCGTAAGAAATACATATCCACTTGTTCCGGGTGTTGCTCATGCAATAAAAGGAGATGTTTGCGAATGGGAACTATCAAGAGGATGTTATAGGTTAATACGTATAACAGATAAAAAATCTGTTTATACTAGCCCGCAGGTAGATACAAACGGATATTTATATTCAACTAAAAAATCTCCCTGCCTGGTTGGTGTAATTGCGCAGATAAAAAACAAGGGCTGGATTTTAGAAATCGAATGAATAATTACAAAAAAACGATTGCAGAACAGATCGTTGAACTGCAAAAACTATTGGATGCGTACAAGAGCATTAAAGAAGACTATCCAGAGTGCGCGGAAAAAATAAAAATTGAGATAGAAATAAAAAAAATATTGGAAAAAATAAAAAAATTGAAAGAAAATAATCAGCCATGAAAACAAAATCACAATACCGAAAGTGGTTTGACCGACAGTTCAAAAAACCCACCGGTGACTATTATAAAATGTTAGACCGGAGGGCGACTATACTAACGGAATTGGCGTTTCTGGAGGCACAGATCAATAGAATAGAAGTATATCGGAACTGTGAGAGCACAGCACTTCGCACGATGGCGGCTGCTAAGAAAAATTTCAAATTTTAAAAAAAGGAGATTATATGGCACAGATTGGTGAAAGAGTTGGCGCTATTCTGGGGAATGAAAACGGGAAACTAAATTTTTTGGGTTATGGAATTTACGAGGGTGACTACATCCCGTATGAGGGCGTTGGGTTTATGGCAGAGTTGTTGACTAGAAATGAAATACCTAATTCTCGAATCCGATTGGATAATGGGGGTGTTGTGTATGGTTGTGAGTGCTGGTGGGGGAGCGAGGCAGCGGTACAAAAAAGGTTGAGTGAAAGAACTGATGTTATTTTGGTAAAAATTGATGATGTCCGAAATAAAGATAGAGAAGAAGAAAATAAAAAAAATGAAGAAACATTGAAAAAAAATAAAATAAATTAGCAAAATACAAAAAAATAGAGTATATTAGTAGTATGATTTGTACTAAATGTGGGAAAAAAACGAAGGTTCTATCGACGCGGAACTTGAGAAACGGAAAAATTATTCGCAGGAATAGAAAGTGTATGTCGTGCAAAAAACGTTTTACATCTCATGAGTACCCAGACCGAGAAGATGGTAATGAAAATTAAAACTACAGCTACAGTTCTGGGCGTTGATGTACCTGTCCACCTTTTTTACTCTTATCAACCTCGGCAGGATGGTGGCAGTTTCATTGAACCGATAAAAGAAAGTTTGGAATTGTACAACATAATATTTCCCAGCCTGAATCAAAAAAAAACCAGAGAACTGAACGAGGCCGGTCTTGAATACCTTCGCTCGGAACGGGCGGGGGATGAAGTGGAAAGAGTATTATAACCTATACAAATAAACTGGAGGATTAAATGGATATGCCAACAATACATGAAGATCAAAAGTATTTGGCAGAGACAAAAACCTATCAAATACAATCGCCGTTTGACGCTATGCAAGCGGCGTTAAACGCTAATGTTGATCTATCAAAAATAGAAAAATTGATGGAGTTACAGGACAGGTGGAATGCAAATGAAGCAAAGAAGGCATATACGCGTGCTATGGCAGAGTTTAAAAAAAATCCACTTGATATTACAAAAGACGGAAATGTAAAGTTTAGAAACAAATTGGGTGAGATGGTTGAGTATAATCATGCAACACTAGGTAATGTAACCGAAAAAATCAATTCGGCATTGGCAATATACGGTTTGTCTGCTGGTTGGATGACAGAACAAAAAGACGGATTGATAACAGTTACATGCAATATAACACATGAAATGGGATACAGAGAGAGTACTAGTCTTTTTGCTCCACCCGATACGTCAGGTAGTAAGAATTGTATTCAGGCTATTTGTTCGACGATAACATATTTGCAAAGGTATACACTTCTAGGCTTAACCGGTCTTGCGACTCATGATCAGGATGATGATGGCAAAGGCGCGGACGAAGAAAAAGTATTTATTAATGATGCACAGAAAAATATAATCCTTGATTTTATTTCAGACTGTGAAATTGCAACTGAAGATTTTTTGAAATGGCTCGGTTATGAGTCTATTGAAAAAATAGAGAAGAAATCATATACCCGTGCAATCGCGGCGCTTAAATTAAAAAAGGCTGCGAAAGATAAAAAGGAAGGTGTAAAATGATTATTGTAGATTGTGTTCAAAACACTCCAGAATGGGATGCGGTACGCCTGGGAATACCTACAGCGTCACAGTTTGACCGAATAGTCACGACTACCGGGGCTCGGTCAAAGCAGCGCGAAAAGTACCTGTATGAGCTGGCAGGGGAAAAAATAACCGGGGAACGCAAAGAGGGATATAAAAACGCTGCGATGGACCGGGGGCATGATCGTGAGGCAGAATCGCGGGAAATGTACGAGTTCGTAAATTCGGTAAAAGTCCAGATCGTCGGTTTTTGTTTCCTTGACAACAAAAAAGAAATTGGATGTTCACCGGACGGCCTTGTAGGTGAAATGGGAGGGTTTGAAACAAAAGATACTCTCCCGCATATCCAGATTGAGCGACTTGAAAAGGGGTGGTCAACGGCTGATCATTTCCAGCAGGTGCAGGGGTGTTTGTACGTCACTGGTCGTGAGTGGTGGGATTTAATTTCGTATTCCAGAGGCATGCCTCCGATAATCATAAGGTTTAACCGGGACGAAAAATTTATCCATGAGTTATCTGTTGAATTGATTATGTTTGTAAACGACCTGAACGCAATAGTAAAAAAATATACCTGAAAGGAAAAACAATGAACGAGTTAATACCCGTCACCAATCAGAAGGAAATTGAGAAGATTTTTTTGTCCGATGGATTGACCGCACGTATTGAGGCGATAAAGGCGGACGGCCTGAATTATATTGCGGATATTTCAACCGATAAAGGCCGAAAAGCGTGCATAGCAAAGGCCCGCGAGATTACGTCACAGAAAGTAATCATTGATGACGCTGGAAAAGAATTGAAGGCCGAATACAAGGCGGCCTGTGACAAGATAGACGCGGTACGGAAGTTCGCCAAGGATACCCTCGATGAAGTCCGTGACAAGGTTCGCGAGCCTGTAACGCTATGGGAAAAGGCCGAAGAGGAACGGATAGAGAAAGAGCGGCAGGAGGTTGAGTATCAGTTGTTATGGGACGAAGCAATCCGAGAAAACGACCTGATTAACCGGCAGAAGGAAATTGAGCGCCGGGAGGCGGAACTGGAAGCAAAGCGAAAAGAACAAGAGGCCAAAGAACGCGCAGAGGCGGCAGAGAAGGCCCGCATCGCACGGGAAGAGGAAATTGCACGGCAAGCAAAAGAACGGGCAGAAAAGGCCGCTATCAAAGCCATTGAAGCGGAAAAGATGGCAAGGATCCGGGCAGAGGAAAAGGCAAAGGCAGACCAGGAACGTGCAGAGCGCGAGAAAATGCGCGCAGAAGAAAACGCGAAACTTGCAGCGGAACGGGCAGAAAAAGAGAAGGTTGAAGCACTCGAAAAAGCGGAAAGAGAAAAACAGGCCGCGATTGAAAAGGCAAAGCGTGAAGAAATCGAGCGGCAGGAACGTGAGCGTATTGAGGCCGCAAGAAAAGCAGAAGAGGAACGGAAAGCAGCGGAAAGAAAAGCAGCAAACGTAGAGCACCAGAGAAAAATTAACCGCGAGGCGCTGGAATGTTTTGTGACTGGTGGAATCGACAAAGAGACGGCGAAAGAAGTGCTATCGCTCATTGCTAAAAAGGCAATTAAACACGTAACGATTAATTATTAGGATATTCTATGCCACGATTTATAATTGACACCGAGGCCGCGAGAGAACGTGCAATTCTCCTGCTCAAAGGCGCGGACATAACCAAGCGGCAGGTATTCGAGCTTAAGCGGCTTGTCGTGAAGCGGTCGTTATCTCAAAACGCTTTGTACTGGATGTGGCTGTCGTGCATATCAGATGAAACAGGGAATAATAAAGACAATTTGCACGACTATTACCGGGAATCTTTCATGCCGAAAAAAGAGATTATTGTTTTCTCTGAAACGCGGATGAAACCGAAATCAACAACGGAACTTGACACGGCAGAGTTCACGGTATATCTGGAAAAGATACGTATTCACGCGGCAGGGTGGAATGTAATATTGCCGCTGCCGGTAGATAAGAATTTTGAAGAGTTTTACGCGAAATATCAGGGGTATATCGGGTAAAAGTATGCTCAGTAAACAGGCACAGACCGGACATTACGGCAAGCACGCCCGGCGGGTAAAACAGGAGGTAAAAGCCCTGCAATGCACAGAGGATCAGCTACAAACGCAGTGCAATGATTTGCTGGATGCTCACCGTATCCGGTATTTGCGTATACCGGATTGGATATGGTCGTGGCTGAAATTGAATGCCCCTGTTCAAGTAATGAAAGAATTATCAAAAAGGTTCGGTGGAATGCCCGATAATATGTGCATAAAAAAGATTGACGATAAATATAATCTGTTAATGGCCTTGGAGTTGAAAACAAAAACCGGCAAGCTGCACGGAAAACAAAAAACATGGGAGAAAGAAATTGCTGTGCAGATAAGCAGGTCGCCAGACGAGACAATAAAGAAAGTGAATGAGTTTTTGAAATATGAAAAAGAATCAATTTAACATATCGGAAACAATGGCAGCGGTTAAAGCCGAACTCCCGGAATTTACCTGGGACGATATTATTCGCTGCGGGTTATCGTTTTGTCGAATCATAGCGAGTGATGATAACTCTAGTAAATATAAACGGTTATATTGGTTATCTAAAATAGAAATTAAGAAACTGATTGCGGCATAGACGTAGTTGTCGAAAACTCCGGTCGCTCCGGAACGATTTATAGGAGGCTTTAAAATGTCAACAAGGTTTAAGTGTTCGGGTTGTGGGGTTGATGCTTGTACAGAAATTTTAGCGGTTTGCGAAAAATGCGCC